CGAACTAAAGGTGCTTCCTTGATCTTCTTGAAAATCTGCATATGTAACTGGAAAACCTAACTTTTTTCCTAAATCTTTATAATGTCGCGGTTGCATAACTTGTTCTTTCTTAATCCCCAGTCTTCTAAAAGCTAGTGAATGAAGAGTTCTAAAGTATGGAAGATCATCTTCACCTAAATTAAATTTTTTTATTGCTCTGTCTCGTGCTTCGTAAGCAGCTTTCTGTGTAAATGCAAAGTAACCTACTTTATCAGGATCAGTTTGTTTTAAATATTCATCAACCTTGTTTAATAAAGTTGTAGTCTTCCCTGTGCCTGGCGGTCCTAATACAATAGTTCTCATAACATATGTGCAACTAAAATAGTTGCTACACAAATAACTGTCATTAACGCTACATCATGAGTCATTAATATACATCCTTTGGTTTAAGTTCTTTTTGAGTATAATCATCTGTTTTTTTATCAAATTGTTTGACAACAAATACAGAAATTCTTTCTTTACTTATACGTTTGTCTTCGCACTTACATACATCTTTCAACATTTGTGCAGTTCGTTGATAATTTACATCCCAACGTTTTCTAAGTAAAAATTGATTATAAAATTTATCAAAAATAAAATGATGATAACCTTCTTTTGTTAAAACTCCTCCACGTTTTAAATCTTTAATGTCAGATCCCATATGTCGATCTAAACAAAACTCTTCTAAGTGATTCTGTAGTTGATCTGCTGTTGTTACACCTTCTGGTGGTTCAACAGGTTCGTGGTTCTTCATTAATGGGTTTATAATTGTATCCCAATCTCTTGATTTAACTGTAGGTGGTTTAAAATCTAATTGTTCCATACACGCTTCCTGAAACAAACTTTGTTGTTTTAAATATTTAACATTTTCTAAATGTAATCTTTCACCATCTACGTTTAAGTAATAATATGGTTTTTCTAATTTTATTTTTTGTAAATCTGTTAATGCAGGAAATACTATTTCTTCTCCTATACCAAACTTTCTTCCTCTACATAATTTTTTATCACATAAGTTACACATTGGAGCATCATTACATTTATATCCCCAATCTTTTTTACCATGTTGAGTTTTAATTATTTCTACTTCTGACTCACTTAATGGTATAGTAGACGCTGTTGCATTAAACAAAGTCATCTTACTTTTCCATTCTGCTGGCCATTTCTTTTTTGCATAAACCCCAAAGTGAAATAAAGAATTATTTCTTCCACCTTCTGGAATTTTGTTTAATGCCATCAACTCTATACAAGGTGGCGCATCATCATATTCAGATTTTGGTCTTTCTATTTTAATCTTTGTAATGTCTTTTTGTTTTGTGTAATTATATAGTTCGTAAAATTCCTCAAGAGTCGCTGCTTCTCCATCACCTTTAAATGCATATCTTGTAGTCTTGTTGCCATTAAAGTAAGGTAGGTTTAAAAAGTTACCTGTATCATCTTGAGATTTTAATTGAATTTGTTTTGGAAAAACTTCTGAATCGCCGTAGCCTAGTAGTGTTTTGATTTCTGTTAGCTTGTCTCTCATTCTTTCTGCAGCTACCGGTTGTTCAGAGAAAAGAAAGACATGGGCTCCTCCGCTCTTGGATCTACACACAATGAGTGGAAGCTTTAAAGCTATTATTTTATCTATTAATTTTTTATGGTCAAATCCTGCATAGGAATCTATGTCCACACATCCCCATATGCATTCATTGCTTTCGTTAATTGGAATGATACCTAGACTTTGTTTACCTTCTAAGTGCATTTTCCAAAGATCAGAAGTAACTGGTTTTCTTACAACAAAAGACTGACCTTTTAATTTGACACCATTCTCAACAGGAGTGCTAACTTTAGTACACCCATGAGCACGCTCTAATCCTTTAAATATTTTTTCAAACATAATTTTTAAACGGGCGCATCAACTCTCGCTTCCGCGCCCGCCTCCTAGGATTTCGCTTAGTATGGTGAATCTGTTTTTGATTCGTCCGATGTATGTTTAATCTTTACGTCACCTTTGCCTAATCTATCAGCAAAGTTTTTAGCAATTTCATAAACACCTTTATCAGACACTGGTCCTACTTTAGACACTTCCCATCCAAACCATGTTCCTTTGTCATTAGACATCTGAACAGTTTTTAGATTGTAAATGTGGCTGTATGTAGGCGGTGTAAATAAGCCGTTTTTACCTTGTAGCTTAATACCCATCATAATTGAATTCCACTTACGACTAATTTTTAATTGAGTCGCTTTCATAGAAATCATAGCAGTCGTTGGACTCTTGCCCAATACCACTACATAATGGTTAGCCGTGTTCTCTAGGTAATTACCATTTGGTAAACGGTCTTTAAAGGATTTATCCCTAGTAGTTGTACTCACGATATCGCTATCTGCGTTGTGAATTGCTACTGGTGCTCCTTTACCCTCACCTCTGTCTTGCCATTCTACGTATTTTCTTTCATAGAATACTGGCAAAACTTCTATCCCTTTAGTTCCGTTATAAACTTCGTTTGTAACGGTATTTAGAATCATGCCTGGTTCAGCACCTTCGACATATTTTCCATCCCTTTTATTTACTTCAGGAGATAGTTGTCCTAATACTTTCAGAAAAGGTAACGCAAGATCATCTTGTGTCATATTCTGAGAGCCTTTGTCTGCATCAGCTTCAAACATATTGACTGCTAATGCATTCTCTTTCTTCGTTGTTACTTCTTGGTTCATGTTTATTGTTTCCTTTTTATTGTTGTCTTATTTCCAACGAATACGTTGAAAAGTTCCGTTGGCATTTCTTTTCCTGCCTCGATACGTTCACGGACTAACGCTTTAAGCGTCATAGGTTCAACCTTCAACTTTTGTGTTGGTTGAAACCCATTCCGCTTTGCAAGTTCGGCATAATCAGCCGCCTTGTTATCTTCGTTGCGACCAAAAGATACGGATATCTCATTTTTGATTATATCTCCTAGTCCATTTTGACGAAGCCAATTAAACGCGTTCTCCTTATTTTTAATAGTGATAGTAGCGCTATAATTTGGTTTAACATCTACTGAAGAACCATCCATTAATTTTAAATGAGATAAACCCATCTCACTCATCATAGTTGGAATAACTTCTCCCGATATATGTTCTGTTTTCTTTTTTAGTTCCTTCAAAGCTACCTCTTGTTTTTCTATAGTTCTTTGAAGCTGTTCCAATGTCTCAACTTGATCAGCTAATGATTGGATATTTTCAGTTTTCTTTATTACTTGTTGTTGATCTTTTTCAAAGTCAATGTTACTCATTTATCTTTCCTCTTTCATATAAGTTGATTGCAATAGGATAATATTTTCTTTCTTGTTTATCCCATTTCAATAGTTTGTATTTACCGTTTGTAATATCAGAAACAATAGAACACGCTACTCCAATAATAGCAGGATCACCTGTTAATAATAAATAGTCGTCAACTGAGAAGTCTTTCAAAGCACTTCTTAATTTATATATTAAAGGACCAGGAGAAAATATTATTTGAGATAACTCTGGTAATAGGAATTTAAATTTCCCATAACTAGCAGCTCCCATAATATTTATTTTGGGTCTCCCCTCACTGGTTCCTGCGATTTCTTGTATAACATGAACAGTTGGTTTAAAACCTACTGATTTTGTTTCATTTATTACTTTCATGCTCAATAATATAGTTCTTTTATAATAGATGTCAAGAGTAATTTAAAAAATCAATGGAATCTGCATCACCAAATTTTCCTTTGGGCACAACATTAAAAGCTAGAGAGTATCTATCTACGTTTGATTTATTTGGCATCATTTTGTGTCTTAATTGACTAAAAAACATAATTAAGTAATTATCTTCAGCATTAATAGTCCACTCGCCAGAGTTGTATATGTTATATTGTATTGGTGAGGTATAAAATTGACTTATATGGTCGTTAAAAAATTTTATGTTAAAACCAGGATCACCTTTTGGATAATAAACACCACTTAACCATGAGTTAGAATGATTATGAGAATCAGAAAATGATTCTGGTTTAGCTTTAGTCAACCAAGAGGTATATATACTATAATCAATATCTCTTAATCTTAGAACATCTTTAATTGTTGTCTCTACAGCTTTATTTATCTCTACATTAAGATCTTTATATTTTTTTAAAATATTTAAATCTTCACTAAGAGAAGCGGTGCCTCTTTTAAAAGGTTTAAATTCTTCTTTTCTAAAATCTAAACTTAAATCTTTTTCTATGTTTAATTTGTATATAAATAACGCATTTGAACATATAGGCACAGTGTCTAATAGTTTCATTTTTTTTACTTTCTCGCTTGACAATATAATAATTAATACCTATATTGTCAATTAGAAAGAAAAGAAATTATAATTATGAATTATAAATTTAAGACGAAACCATACAACCATCAGTTGACTGCTTTAGACCGGTCATGGAATAAAGAAAGCTACGCGTATTTTTTAGAAATGGGTACTGGTAAAACAAAAGTATTAATAGATAATCTAGCTATGCTTTACGATAAAGGCAAAGTAGATGGTGCTCTTATTATAGCTCCAAAAGGAGTAATAGGAACTTGGTATAACAATGAGATACCCGCGCATCTACCTGACCATATTGAGAATAAGACCGTTTTGTGGCAATCTAACATAAATAAAAGTCAATCTAGAAAATTAGGCACTTTGTTTAAAACAGGTGAAGAACTTCATATTTTAATTATGAATGTAGAAGCTCTTAGCACGTCTAAAGGTGTTGATTTTGCTAAAAAGTTTTTAAGTTCTCATAATACTCTTATGGCAATTGATGAATCTACTACAATTAAAACCCCTACTGCTAAAAGAACAAAAAATATTATTAAGTTAGCAGCTAATTCTAAATATAGAAGGATTATGACAGGTTCTCCGGTAACAAAGAATCCATTAGACTTATATAGTCAGTGTGAGTTCCTTGATCCGTGGTTATTGAACTTCTCATCTTATTACGCTTTTCGAAACAGATATGCTGAAATGAAAACACTGCATATGCATGGAAGACAGATACAAGTAGTAAACGGGTTTAAAAATTTAGGAGAGTTATCCGATAAACTTAAAGGGTTTTCTTATAGAGTGTTAAAAGAGGATTGCTTGGATCTACCTGATAAAATATTTATTAAACGTCAAATTACCTTAACACCTGATCAACGTAAATTATATGAACAGATGAAGAAAGAAGCTATGGCTATTCTTAATGGTAAAAGAGTCACTACAGTTAATGCTTTAACCCAGTTAATGAGATTACATCAAATAACTTGTGGTCATTTTACTGCGGATGATGGCTCTTTTCAAAGAATTCCTAATAACAGAGTATCTGAATTAATGAGTATTCTTGAAGAAACTGAAGGTAAAGCAATTATTTGGGCTCATTATCAATTAGATATTAAAGACATTCTTTCTCAAGTTAAGAAAGAATATGGACCAAACTCTATTGTTGACTATTATGGACTAACTCCTCAAGACGAGAGACAGCCTAATATTAAGAAATTTCAAGACGACCCTAAGTGCAGGTTTATGGTTGGAACGCCTTCTACGGGCGGCTATGGGATTACTTTGACGGCTGCAAACACCGTAATTTACTTTTCTAACGGATATGACCTAGAGAAGCGATTACAGTCCGAGGACCGTGCTCACCGAATCGGCCAGAAAAAATCAGTAACTTATGTAGATATAAATGCTGAAGACACTGTTGATGAGAAGATTGTAAAAGCTCTACGTAAAAAAATAAATATAGCTTCTGAAGTGTTGGGTGAAGAATTAAAATCTTGGATTTAGTAGGATATACACGCAAGGCGCGCTGTAATTTTTATTTTGACCAAGGTCGGTACTTAACTTTACCGTCTTCTCTTGTAGCTCGTAAAGATTGTTGTCTATTTTGGTTTCTTGAGTATGAACAGTGGACCCATCCTGAATTAGGCTCACCTTTTTTGTGGAATTCTAAAATCAATTGATCAAATTCTAATTCTGATTTAATCCATGTCGCCAGAACCTCGTTATCTACACCCCAGATCTCAAAGTCTGCTGCAGCTGCTTCGTTGTCTGCGCAATGTTGGCTGTTAATACTGCTACCAATTTCTAGGCACAGCTGAGCACAACGGAATCCGCTAGATATCATTAAAGGTTTATCAAAATTTGCGCGAACGGGTTGCAAAACATTTTGAGTTAATGCTTTTAAATTCTCTATTTGTTCAGGAGAAGGATTATTGTTAATCCCCTTCCTTTCTGCGACTTGGCTTTTAATAAGCTCGTCTAATGTAAAATTAGCTGATAATTTCATTGTAATTTAATCTCTCCCAGCAATTACTTTTTCCATGGGCGATAGTAACGCTTCTTCAGTACGTGTCAAGTTAGTAATTGGGTCTTTTTGTTGGGTTCTTGGGGCTATATCTACTACTGGTTGCGGTTGTGGTGGTAATGGAGGTGTTACTATATTTGTTTCTTCAGGAATGTATTCCGAAACATCTACACCAAACTCATCATCTAAATCTAATTGTGATAATTGATTTCTAATATCAACTAAAGCTGGAAGAGCAGCATCAATACCACCAATAAGGGGCTCACTGTTAACTGGTCCCCCTGTAGAAAAACCTCTAAATCTGTCAGCTAAATTTAAATCTTTAAAACCTCTAGCAAGATCTCTTACTTCTCCAGATGCTGCTGCAAATGGATCTTCTTCATCAATACCTGCGGCTATCTCTCTAAATTTTCTTAATATATCTTTAGAAGGAAAATAAGGTTCAAATCTTCCTTGACTTAAATAGTTAAAATTTTTAGAACTAACTTGTCTTTCAGCAAATGTTTGTTGTAAAGATGAAGGAGTTTCTCCTAAGATTTGAGCGGCTTCTAAAGTTTTATACATTTCTTTTTGAACTTCAAATCGTGCTCTGTTAGATGCAATGTATCTTTCAATAACGTCTGCTTCACTTACTGGACCACCTTTTAATAGTCCAAACATACCACCAGTAAATTCTCTTCTAGCATTTCTAATTCCTGTTTGGTATTGGGCTATTTTAAATCCCATTGATCTTTGTGGATCTATCTTTATGGCTCTTAGTCCCATAAATCCTGCTAGCTCTGGTCCTATATCTAAAACTTGTCCAGTTTTATCTGGAGTTCCAAACGCAGCAGAACCTATTCTTAAAAATTGTTTATAAGAAGGAGCTAATGCATTCCCTAAATGCATCATTCGAATAGCCATTTTATCTCCTGCAGAAGTTTGGTCCGTGTATAGTAGTCTACCATCTGCTGTTCGTCCATTTCTAAGCACTAAATCAACCGAAGCTTGTGTCCAAATAGATTCAGAAATAAATGGGTTCATAAGTTCTCCACTAGCCTCTATAGCTCCATCAACAAAACCTTTTAGTAAAGTATCTCCGTCTTGTTCACCTTCTTGTATGTTATTCATTAAAGTTCTAAATGGTCTAGCCATTAAATCATAGGCATTACTGTGACTAAAATCTATATATCTTAAATCTCCATCATCGTCTTTAATAGGAACAAGCGTAGAGTTTTTAGACCAGTCGGGAACAAATCTTCTCATAGCATCTATTTCATCTTCAGTAACATCGTATAAAGCTTTAGCTCCCTCTGTTACTGCAATAGGTACACCTACTAAAGTTGTACTCATACCCATTAATCTTTTAAAACCTGTTCCAAATCTACCATCAGTTAAAGCATTGTTTTTAACCACTCTTTCAGTTCCGTCTTGTAAAACTTCTCTAACTGTTAAACCTAAATTACTTCCTTTAACTCTTACGCCTGGAGCAGGTATGTGACTCATTTCTTTTATACCTTGTTCTGCAATGTTAGTTGTAGTTCTAATAATTTCAGAGGGAAACGACATAAAATTACCAACTGGTAATAATCTTGCTGTTTTAACAAACTCACCCACAAATGCATAATTAGGTACAGTATTTTTTACAATGTTTGCTGCTTCTGTCTTAAGTGCCCATAATTTTTCATTTCTTATTTTAAGACCATCGGGTCCAACTTTTTCTGTAAGGGTTTTTTTAA